TAATAGGGGGAATGTCTGGCATGAATACCACTGGCTGAGTCAACGAGTTGCGAGACAGTACCCGATGGTTTAACACAGCTAATACTAACAGAAGCATTGACCCCCAAACGAGTAGCCCATTCCGCATTTGTTTCAACTGCAACTTCACGTAATTTAGCAAGTGTTTTCTCCAATCCTTTATTCTTTGTAGTCATTAATGGGTTGTCCATTATCCCTGTGAGTGACACACCAAGCAAGCGTTCTTCTTCTGTATTTCGCTGCCACACCTTTCGCAAGTATGGGAACTTTGTGTACGTGCTTTGGATCGTGCCAAGTATTGTGGCACATCTGACTTTCCTTTGCAGATCATCAAGAGTATCTGTTGCACGAACAACAACCTCAGTGAGATTACAGAATTGATATGGTCGTAAGATAATCTCTGAGCAAGGGTTAGTTCCGAACTCGTGGTTAGGATCACGTCTGCCATACTTCTCAGCTTGTTTCTTACTTGCCTCACGATTAAATACTCCTCTCTCTCCTGACTTACTTTCTACTAATGAAATCCACTCACGCATAAACGTTTCAATATCTGGCTTCTCTGAATAGGCTACTGAATTATTTGCCAATGCTCTGTGCGCTGCTGTCTCCCACCACTGACCCGACTTAGCATGACGCATACGATCATCTGACAGGTTAGACAAGCTAATCATAGCACTACGTCTGACACCCCCAACGACAACTATCTGCCCAATAAAACACATAAGGTCATGACATTCCATAGAAGATAGCTTGCGGCCTTGTGCGTTTCTAAATGTCTGTACTGCAAAGTTGAATAGTTCAACTAATGGTGCAGGTCCACTAGCACGTCCACCAAATGTATTAAGTCTTGCACCTGCAGGACGTACAGCAGTGACATCCCACTTAGGGATTTCACCTGCCCATAGGAGTGCTAACAATTGTCTAAACGCTTTCGCCCATCCCTCTTTACTGTCTTTGACAACGATAGTAGTGTCACTGATGAACAGTTCAGGAATTTCAGGCAACTTGCTGATGAACTGTCTCTCGACACTGAAGCCGACACCAGTACCACACAAGAGGATGAACATGGCCTCGTCAAAAGACTTAGGGTCATCAACAGGTAAATAACTACAATTATAACCTGCCGTGTTATCACGATCTAACGCAGGTCCAGCAGTCATCATGGCTCTCATGCTTGGCATAATCTCCAAGCCTAAGATTGCATCACGTATGTCATTAATATAACTATCGTCACCTGCAATCTTACGTACAACGTTGTCCATATAACGTTCTACAGTTTCTCCCCAACTTTCACGCCCCTTACCATCAAAGTATTTTGCATAACGTGACTTGTGTATAAATGACTGATAGTCAGTTGGTAAATAGTTACTCATCGTTTGTCTCCTGATCCTGCTAATACACCCCGATCTTTACGATCAAATAATTTATCCAAGTTGCCTTGTGCAACTGTGTCCATGTCTACGTTTAGGTCACGGCACAATGCCGCAATATACCACAGACAATCCCCTATTTCATCTGCGATGGCCTTACGATCAAAGTTACCATCACGTAATATCTTCTTTACTTTATTTGCTACCTCACCTGCTTCTGCTGCTAGTCCAAGCGCAGGATAGATTACCTGATGTTCTACCTTATAGATAGCTGTTTTGGCTGCTTGGTTTTGATAGTTGTTCATTTCCATACGTTAATCTCCTGTCAATACTTTAAGGGTTTTAATTTTAATTCCGTCAATATCATAGATAAATTCCTGTAGTGTTTGTGTTACCTCTTCTACAAGCATACCGTCAACTGGTACAGGATAATCATCCTCATCAATCTCCAAAGTCAAGAATACTTTGATCTGCATTTGTTACCTCTATTAGTTTATTCAAATACCATTGGGCTTTCTTTAAATCCTCAATGCCGTTTTTATAGCGGTAACGCCACAAGTACTTCATAATGTTACCGTGTAGATAATACTCAAACCCGTCACCTGTAGCAGCTTGTATGGCATCAATGCATTCAATACCTGCTTGATTATAATGTGGTGGTTTGTTTACATTGTCTGCCATATCAATCTCCTATGTGTTTGCACCAAAGCGCAGTTTAATTACATTGCTATCATCTTTAATAATGTCTGGTTTATTTTGTTTCTTCTGCTGTTCTAACATACTTGTGGTATACTTGTAAAGCTGATCTCTGAAATTTCCATCATCTTCCATCATAGGTATAGACGATACCGCCATGTTTGTCACTACATCAATGTGATTATAGTCATCGTCTTTAAGAAAGTTATCATCCATAGTCATATAACCTACATTTAATTCACCTGTCCAGTTATCCTCTCCATCTATAATAGGAGAGATGCGTATAACAAAATCGTTAGGTTCAAAATCTACAAATATCTTTTCATATTTATCATCCATGTTAATTCCTTTTTATTTTTTTAAGTGGAAATACTACTAGGTCTGGATGTGTATCCTTACCTTTTTCTTTTAACCACTCTAATGGTACTACCCTATCTGCATAGAGAAACTTGTTTCGTTCACACCAGACACTGTAGGTTGTCTTTGCCCCTTTGCTTAACTTACGTCTACTGCTTTCAAAAACAAAACGTATGTCTAGCTTGGGGTGTTGCTTCTTAATGAGCGTATGTTTCCTACGGTCATCTGATGTGAAGCGTCCTTTGGTTTCTATTATGATACCGTTAGGCAACACAAAGTCTGGCGTGTATGTACGGTACATCAGGTCTTCCCACTCTATCTTGAGAGCTTCATACTTGATAGGTACATTGTGTTCTACAAGATAATCTTTTACCTTTATCTCTAGCCCACTCCTATAGCCATACTTTAGTGCTGCCTTAAACTGTTTTCCGTACACTAGAATTTCCAATTAGAGTATAAGGGTATACCACTTAAATAACTTGTTTGTATACCTAAGTCTTTTAACTCCTGTTTGATTGCATCGTCTGCTTCCTTACGTGCTTGTACTGCTGTACGTAACCCTGCATACTTAGCTTCTCTTAGTGTTTTCTTTTTCTCTGCAAGCTCACGCTCCATTGCTGTAATGTGCTCTTGCATTTCTTTGATTTCGTCATCACCTAGCATATTAATACTCCTTTACTTCTATATACGAAACTGTCTTAGGTACTTTAGCCTGAGACACTTTTGATGGTAACTCTTGAAGAGTGGGCCAACACTCAAATCTGTAGTCACAGAACCGACAGTTATCATTCAACACGTAGTTACCAGATGGCTTACCCCTGAACGTTTCAGGTACAGCTTTAAAGCAACGCTTGAACTTGTTGTCATTTACTTTTTCTACAGTAGAATTGATCTTATCAATTTCTTGATCCATGTCAAGGCCAGTGGCAGGTACATACTTGAACTCACCATTACCCTTATTGACTACCCACCAACCACCTGCTTTCTTGTTGGATGCTTTCGCATATCCTGCAAGCTGTCCTACGTAGCCAAAGGAATCTCCTTTAGCCAAAGAATCAAAAGATTCAAACTTGTTTGTGTAAGACCAAGGTGATGCAGACTTTATGTCATCAACCGCATCATTAATTACAATGTCGTAACTGCCCTTTATGTTACTCTCACCGACAGGTAAAGACACAGTATCTGTATCCTCATAAGTTACCCCTGCCTCTGTAAGAATACCTTTAAACACCGCTTCAACAATATCACCAATCATCATAGTCATTACGAATGTAGATGGCTTTGGCAGTGCAGTCTCAGGCTTGTTCTTTTCAAACCAAAGTTGGCAGGTAGGACGCCCAATGTTGGACATCCGTAACCTGAACTCATCACGAGACTTACCACTGCCGAACTGTCTCACGATAGCCGCAGCCACCTCTGAACCTACACGCATTGCAGTCTCTGAAGAAAACTCTGTCTTCCCATTGGCTGCGTCTGTCATGTATTGGTGCAGTTTAAGTTCAGCAGGATGATGCATTATGCAAAGTCCTCTTCTGTAATGTCAATGAAGTCATCGACTGTTGCAGTATCCACCTCTTCATGCTTGTGTACATTCTCATCCCAAGAGTTTGAGATGTACTCATTGTAGTTGGTAATCCACGCTAGGAAATTGCCAAGCGTTTCCTGTGTATCGTCATCCAACTCCAACGTCTTCTGTAAGTCCAGTTTGGTTTCTGGCAGATAGAACTTGTTACCATTTGGTAGTGATTGCTCACTAGTTGAGGCACTAAACATATGCATTGGTGGTAGCCTACGCATCTTGCCTAGCTTAACGAATACGTTACCAATAGTTTTGAACGCATCACGGTTCTCTACTTCCCAGATGAATGGGGTTGCGTCCACGGTCACAGGATTACCTGACGCATCTACTGGGTCTATCAACTCCACTATACCAAACACTGCACGAACACGCTTGATCTGTCTGATCAAATCTTGCATCTTCTCTGGCAATGCCTTGAAGTCCTGTATGTACCCTGCAGGTTTACCACAGTTAAACCCACCGTCATTGTCCTTCAGGTCAATATTCAAGTTATCAGCCATCACTGTCTTGATGTATCGGTTAGGTGTACTGTCGTTCCCTTTAACAAAACGTTTGTACATATAACGTTGTACAAATGGACGTACATTCACACCGTTAGCATAATACGTAGGGCCATCAGGTATCTCTAGTTTGTATGTGCCACCTGACACTACCTCTAGTTTTACCTGCTTACCATTTACTTCTTGCTCTCCCATAAGGGGTGAGTGATTGATACGTAAACGTGCAAGCACTGATGATTTTGCTGCCTGTTGATTGTCAACTGACATGCCCATTAGTTTTGCCATATCTGAAAAGTTATTGTTTATTGTTGTTACTTGATTCATGTATTTTCTCCTTTTGAAAAGTTGCGAAGTTATAGTTATATCAGGCTACGTCTTTTGTGTCAAGCCAATTCGGACCAATTTTTGCCTCTAGTAATAGAGGTACATTAAAGTCTATGTTCCACTTCTTGTTGACTAAAGATGTAAGCATTTCGTTTGTGCGGTCTATGACCTTGAGTACCTTTCCTGTTTCATTGGGGTGAACATCTATCACGATACTGTCATGTACTGTGTTAACGATACATGACTCCATCTGATTTACACCCATTAACTTATCTATGTATATCAGAGATATAGGTACAATGTCAGCAGTGGCAAACGATTGTACAGGATAATTTTTAATCTGTGTGAAATATGTCACACCACCAAAGCGTCTACGCTGTACGTCAGGAAATGAGAACTCACGTCCAGATGGTGTACTTATCTTGCCAGTGTTCAATGCTTCTTTGGCAAGAGCCTCATGCCACTTAGCTATACCACTGTATTTCTTAGTGAACTGCTTGTAGTATGCAGCCTCTGCTTGTGTACGTCCAAACCCACTTGCCCCATATAAAGGTGCAAAGGTGTGTTCTTTAGCGGCTTGACGTGAGATAGGTTGCCCTGCATCAGTAATAACTTTGGCAGTATAACTATGTACATCAAAACCAGTAGACACTTCATCTAGTGCAGTCTTATCCTGAGACAAGAACGCAGCCACACGAAATTCCAACTGAGCAAAGTCAGCTTCCATGACGCTGCCACCTTCCCACCTTGACTTGAACACACGTTTGACAGGAAATGTACCACCACGTGGCATGTTCTGCATGTTGGGGTCTGCCCCTGACAATCTACCTGTACCTGTACGGTGTTGTAAAAGCCGTACATGTAGCTTACCATCTTGTTTGGTGTGTGTGGCTATGCCATCAATAAAGCTACTCAGGTAAGTCTCTATGGCACTCAATCTACGTACACTCTGTAAGAATGTCTCAGCTTCTGTCATGCCCTTGCTACGTGCAATTCCCTCAAGGAACACGAGATTAGTTTTGCTTGTAGAGAAACCACTATGGCTTACCCACTTAGCTGTAGGTGGAGAAAACTTTAACCCAGCAACTGTATTACTGATATTAATAAAATTAACTCCTCTAGCATCACACTCAGTGCATTTGTTAGTTCTAGCATATGGTGTACCATCCTTCCTTACTTTTCTGATTTGTCCATTACCATTGCAGGTACTGCATTGTACTGCTTTCTGTTTGTACAATACATCACTATGCTTGGATCGTAGACGTTTGTAATCTGTATCTGACATACGTTCATCAAATAATTCTGCCCAGATTTTTTTATCCTTTGGCTTACGGCTGTAGATAACCCATGACAACTGTTCTGTGCTACCAAGATTAATAGGTTGATCACCCATAAGGTCACGTACTTGCTGCTCTAGCTCAACGGTAAGTTTGTCACGCTCAGTTTCATACTCTTGACGCACACTCTCAAGCGCATCAAGATCGACTGCAAATCCACGTTGGTATATATGAGCAAGGTGTACAGCCAATTGGTTAGTCAGGTTCACAGTATCCTGTAATGGCATATGCTCCTCATACATACGTAGCTTTGTATCAATGTGGTTGTACAGTTCTTGTGTTGCATGTATGTCAGCAGAAAGATAATCAGACAACTCTTTGTGGTTCATGTTACGTACAGTGTTACCTGCTTTGAGCCACTCCTTCATAGTGTCTTGCTTCTTTGTGTCTAAGTCATATCGTTCTGCACATGCCTCAAGTGATAGGGGTTCCTTCTGCCCACGTTGTAGTACATACTCACCTAGCATTGTATCAAAGACCAGACCTTCGTAG